TTCTCGATTTCTCCGGTGTAGCCGCAGGTGTCGCAGGCCGTGTCATATCGCATAGAAATGAAAAAGCCGCCGATCCGATGTGGATCGGCGGCTGGATTGCCGCCAGTGCGCGCTGATGCGCCCAGTTGTGCCGTCAGTTTATCAGATTCGGCGATTCGTGTCAAGGGACACGAAAAGCCGGCCAGGGGAGGATGCTCTCCCTGGACGGCGACTGTTCCGAACGAATCTCAATCAAACATCAGCTTTGTCCGCCCGCCATGCGCATGCACGGCTTCCGCTTCGGCGATATTGTCGTATATGATCACCGAGGATACCTGCATTTGCGGCGATGGATAAAATGATACAACCGCTTTGCCGTTGCTCAGTACAACCCCCTCCGCGACCACACCATTTCCGGTATTGCCGGAAATGTCCTCCGTCCGATGGAGATGAAAGATTCTCATCATCCACCACCAGACACGAGGATACCTACCACAACGAGAGCGAAGATAAACAATAGCACGCTCTCAATCAACCTCTTATCTTCTTCAGGACTCCACATTTTATTTTCTCCGCGCTATCCGGGCGCACCCGGCGGCCTGGGCCGCAATAACTACTGTGTCTGCACGATTTCAAACGTGTCGCGGCCATAGTTCCAACTGGCCGGCCACTTCGCAGCCATTTCGACATAGCGCATCTGTTCGCGCGTGAGAATAGCCTCAGCCTCTTCGCGCGTAAATGCTTCTCCGACGATCTCGCCCCGTCGCCGCACGGAGAAGACAGATACCAGCTCGAGTTGAACCGCAATCGAGTCAAACGAGCCGCGATAGCTGTAAACCTTGCCGCTTGGTCCGAAGGTGATCGCAAGACCGTTTTTCACCGCCGCGCCGCCCAGCTCGCGGTTGCGGTAGCATTCGGCATCAGGATATTTGGCCTTGAGCAGAGTGGAGAACTCTTGTAGTTTCATCCTAGGAAAATTATAAGCCCATTCCGCCCGAAAGTGTGTATGAATAGAGTTACGGATATGTTAATGTACCGCAACTTTTCTCAAACGATTTGGGGGATGGGTGCGCTGGAGGGGCAGGGGGATCGCCGCCGCATATACTACCAGCGGCTAAGCAAGTATTGAACATAATCTTTTTTGAGTTTCCTTCCTGTTACCGTGTAAATCAGTCGAATCACTCAGTCCTCATCTCCTTTTTGCATCCGCCCCATGATGCTATTGAATAGCTCGCCTATCTGCTCAATAAAAGCCGGGAACAGGCGGATGATCATGCCAAGCGAGGTGACTATCATGATCTCGCTGCCCAACGTGTAGACGATTTCGCTTTCGACCAGTGCGACGACCCACGCCTCGAATCCCAATCCGCTCGCCTTGTAAATGACATCAGTGGCGACATCGACGAGGTGCAATCCAGCGGCAACCAGAATCGACCATCTCTTGTTCGTGTCGGCTGCGAACACGTACATGAATCCGATCTGGCCAACCTGCGGCAGGAGCGCCACCAGGCCGATCACCCACTCATTCACTTTCCGAGTCGGCAGCTGTTGGTATCCGGCCAGGCTGGTGCTATAGTCCTCGACGAAGATCCCGATACCCACCACCAGCATCAGCGCGAAGATCCCGAAGATCGGTATGATGAATGGGCTATTTTCGATTCGTTGGGCGGCCTTGCGGAACACGTCAGACATGGTGCGATAGCCCTGAGTATGCAATCCTCGCCGACGCCACCAGCGGCTCGTCGAACGGGATCATTGCCACGACCTGCTCGGCCAGGAACCGTGGCAGCCATTCGTGCGTCACCGTCCCGTCGCGCAGCGTGCGGATGATGGCAACAGACGGACCATAGTGTGCGCCGATGGGCAGAACGCCTAAGTCGTGACCGCTTCCAGCGAACATCTGCAATTACCTGCACAGTCTGTACCATGCGACGGCCATATGCCGCCTGTCTCGCGCAGCATTGCGTCGAACGACTCATATTCCTTGTTGCCGAACGCCAGGCACGATGGGCAATGGTGCGCCAGCGGATCGAGATGCCAATACATGCGGTCTGGCGCGCCCAGGCCGATGGCGTGCTGCATGAATGACCATAGCCCGCCGGCATACAGTGCGACGCGCGCCCGGATCGTGGCGAGCAGGCCGACCAGCGCCGCCGCGCCCGTGCCCAACGCGAGCGCCTTGAGGATGTCCTCGTCCTGCAGCCCGCCGCGCACCTTGCGCTCGACGGCGGGCAGCAGGCTCTGCTCCAGCAGGCGCTCGTTCTCCGCGACGGCATCGGCCAGCGCCTGGAGCACTTCGGGCGTCGGCTCGACGCTGGACAGCCATTCAGCCATGCTCTCACGGCCCGCTTGGCGCAGGCGCAGCAGGAGCGCGGCAAGCGCGGCGGCCAGGATTTCTTCGCGGCGGTCGTCGTCTTCGGCGGCGGCCAGGTCGCGCGCCAGATCTTCCGACCAGTCGGTGTAGGTATCCTCAAGCTCGCGCTGGTAGGCGTTGACGTGGACGATGGCCTTCGGGCGGCGCCCGGGTCCGCCGCCGCGCAGGTCGGATTGGAATGATTCCGATGTCTGTTCAGGTGATCTGCCGATTTTCACTCCTGATCGATTGATACCCGCGATAGTTCCTGCGCCCCATTGTGGGGCAGCATCACCACCACTTTCACGGCTACCGCTGGCAGCACCACCCGCGCCCTCTGTCCATTTGCCTTCTCGGTCACGCGCCTGGGCGGGATTATAGAATCGCTCCGCTGCCTCTTCCGCGCCCGCCTCGTCTTTGCCATCTTCGGATTTTTCATCGCCGCCTTCGCCTTCGTCTTCGCCGCCCTCTTTCTTTTTCGCCAGTGCCTGCCGCATCTGCTCCCGGCGCAGTTCAGCCTCCTCCTGCTGTTGCTGGATGACCTCGATCGGCTTCTCCGGCAGGTCGGCCAGTTCGCGGATATGCGCCTCAAGCTCAGGATCGGGCGTCAGCAATCCGACGCCGGTCATCTTCTCGACGAACGTCGCCACGTCGATCAGAGATTGCTTGAACACCGGCGAATGCGCGATGCGAGGCCTGCCCGTCAGGTTGGAGAAATGGTTTAGGCGAAACAGACGCTCCGTGCCGAAGCGGTGGATCGTCTCCTCGATCAGGTCGGCCCAGGCCGCCACGGCCAGCGTGAAAAAGTCCACCGTCTCGCCGGCCAGCGCCTGCGTGCCGACTTTGTCCATTCCGAGATGGATGAATTGCGCGAGGCCGACCATCGCCATGCGCTTCTCGTACCGCTGGATGGTCGTGTCGAGCACGACGGGCCGCCCGCCGCTGGGCGTCAGAAGCTCGACGAGCACGCCCTGCCCCTCCAGCGCGCCCGCGCCCATCTTGGCGTAGGGATTGACGACGCCCATCTGCTCGTCCACGCGGATGTTGCGCACGATGCCCTTGTACGCGGTCAGGTCGGAATCGGCATCGTCGGTGCGCGAGGTGTCCGAGCCGAGATATATGACTGGCAGACCACTTCCGAACCGCTCCGCGCTGATGGCCTCAATCTCCTCCAGATTCTTCTTCATGTACCACGCAGGATACATGGCGCGCAGGATGGCACGTCCCTCGGGGTCGTTCTTGCGCGCAGTCGTGCGGAACAGAAGTGCCTTTTCGACGGGGATTTCGATGGGCGCTTTGCCTGTGTTCGGGTCCTGCTGCCGGAAGCCCTGGATGCCGCCGTGCTCGTCGAACAGCCACGGTTCGTTTTGCGCCAGCGTGTCCTGGCCAATGTAGATCCATTTGCGCCAGCCGATCTTGCCATCATCGTGGTTGCTGGCCGGGTCACGCTCACTGCCCAGGCGGCGCTTGTAGACAAGCTCCATCGGCACGAATCCGAACTGGAGCATGTCGAGCGCCCAATCGATGGCGTCATTCCATGAATGGCTCATATCGCCCATGCAGCCGTCCAGGAACTCGGCGGCCTGTTCATCTGCGCGCGTCTCGCCGGCAGGCTCCACGCTCCACGACAAGCGCCGGATCGTCATCTTCGTTGCCATGAGCACGGCGGCGGCGATGGGGTCGTCGCCCATCTCACGGTAGAGTTGTATTTTGCGGTAGAGCGGCTTGAAGACGCGGTCATAGTCCTCATCCACATTGCCCGCGAACTGCCGCAGGCCGCTCGTGCCGATCTCGCGGAACGTCGGCCCGGTCGGGCGCGCGTTCGCCTGGAACGTTTCGCCGTCGCCATGGCCATTGCGCTGCATGTCGGAGCGCAGCCGGTAGATATAGGAGCGCGACAGGCCGAAGCGGTCGGCGACGGCCTGGGCGGATTCGCCCTTGAGTGCGTCAAGGATTTGCGCGTTGCGTGCTTTGTGGTCTGTCATTGTGTCTACCGCCTATGGTGTCCCGCCGGCCGGTCGCGCCCGAAGCGCCCGCCTTGCAGATCGCTGCGCACGAATTTCGAGCGCGCCTTCGGGTTGGCCTCGCGGGCGGCGCCCGGCATGGATTCCGGCGCGGCATAGGCCAGCATCACAGCGTCGCCGCTGTCCGGGCTGCGCCCCAGCCGCTTGACGATCTCGTCCTTGCTCTCGACCTTGATCTTGCCCGCGCTGGTGAGCGTCCATTTCGGCGCGGTCAGATCGGCCAGCAGGTCGTCGTCGGGCGGCAGGGCAATGTCATCGCCCGATTCCGGCTCGAGCCGCTCGCGCAGGCCCCACAGCAGGGCTGAGCGCAGGTTGACGAATCCGAAGCGGCCCGTCTTGTCGCGCAGCCCCGTCGCCTCACCGACGTTGATCGGGCGCACATTCAGGCCCTGCTCGCGCAGGCGGTCGAACACACCGGCGCCGATGCCGATCACGTCTATGTTGGCCCAATCCACGCTGATCATTTCCGAGGCCAGGAAGCCCGCCGTCTCCATCGTGTCGCGCTTGCTGTGCCTGATGAGCGGCGCGAACCAGTTGCCCGTGCGCGGCGCGAAGACCGTCTTGTTCTCGCCCGTGCGGGCGATGTCCGCGCCGAACGTCGTCGGCGTATCGCTCGGCCTGCCGTCCGGCGTCCACCTGTCCATCGCCGCCTCGACCCAGGCCAGCGGGATCACGGTATCCGTCTCGGACTGCGCGAACTCACCCGCGACGCGGTTCTGGTAGACCGCCGACTGCTCGCCCCACTGCACGGCCATCAGATCGGCCCATTGCGCGAAGCCCGGCACGACTCGCCGCGCCTCCGCCTCGGTGACGCGAATGATATGCCAGTGCGGATAGGAGCGTCGATTCGTCTGGATGTCGTAGAATCGGCCAGCCGGCTCGCCCGGCGTGCTGATGGCCAGCGCATACCCCTCGCCCGTGGAGAACGCGCCTTCGGCAGCATCCCATATCTCGGCGGCTATCGTCTTGGCCTCGTCGAACCCGTAGAACACGACCGCGCTATGCGCGCCCTCGATTTTGGCCTCGTCGCTGGACGCCAGCGCAAAGGCGAAGCGGTTATCGCCCAGCTGCAGGCGGCGCTTGAGCAGCTCGCGCTCCGGGCGCACACGCAGGCCAATGCGATCCCATTTTGCGCGCGACGACCATTTGTGTATTTCGGGCCAGAGGTACTCCGTGAGCTGCCGCCATGCGCTCGCCGTCGTCGGGGCCTTGATCTCCTCGTGCACGGCCAGCGCCCATAGCACGGCCCACGCCTCCAGCGCCGTCTTGCCGATACCATGCGGCCCGCGCATGCAGACGCGCCGATGCTCCAGCAGCGCCGATAGCGCATGCTCCTGGTACGGGCGGATCTCTGTGACGCCCAGAATGTCGTGGACGAAGGCGACCGGGTCGCGGCGGTATGGCTCGATCAGCCTGCTACTTTGCCTGCTGATCGCCTGTTGTTTCGCCGCCCGCCACGCCTCCGCTACCGCTTGCTTCATCCAGGCGGGCGCGGGCCGCTGCGACGAGATCGGCGAAGAGTTGATCTGGATCATAGCCATCTCTTTGTGCTTCTTCGCGCCAAGATAATTCGTGTTTGATTGATCTCATATCTCGCCATCGTTCAGGGCGACGGGAATAGAGCCACGCAAGTGTCGCCGTCACATTGCCGCTGACAGCCGCCATGCGTAGAGCATCCTCCACTTCGTCATCTGCCTCCATTTCAGCCACATGAACGGCTTTCTCGAATTCCGGATCAATCTTCATGTGATGCCAAACGGTGACAGGCGTCACGCCAACCTGACGCGCGGATGCATGGCGACGCCCTCCTTGCCTCAAGAGCTCCAAGTAGGCTCCTTTTCTTTGAGCATTAAATTTATAAGCCCGCTTTGTGTCCTTGACTTCAGACATGTTCAATCACCACGCCAAAGTAGAGCATATCTTTTCTCAAATAAAAAGCTTCACGCAGAATATGATAATCCTCCTGTACAATGAATGAATCAAGCCACGGTCTAATGAATCGCCTATAATAGAAATTATAAAGCTCCCGCCTGCGCTTGATGTCGAGATTTCTTTCAGAAGTGCCGTCCGGCTTATTCCAGATACCCAAACGATTGATAGCTTGCCGATGCCCATCCGTAAAGAACAGAACTACGCGCTGTGCCTTGTCCGCCATATGCCAAAACGAGATGAATGCCGCATAAGGATGCGAATAGGCATCGAAATCAGCGATAGAAAAAACTTCATCCAGAATGCCAAAGGGCCAGAAATTGCAGTCGTATATTTTAATGATCATATCTGGCAGTCGTTCCCGTGCCCGTTCAACGCGGTCAGGAGCGATGTCCGCACCATAGAGCTTGCGACCAGTCAGGCACTCGACGGCCAGATCACCATCGCCGATAAAAGGAACATAGGCCGCGCCAGGTAAGGCATAGATTAACAGCTTCTTGCGAAGCATGACTTTACGATAGAATTCGATATGTTGCTTTTGAATAATTGTCGGCATGGCAAAGCAAAAAGACGCTACGAAATGATCGTAGCGTCCCGGCTCAGTTGAAAGTCTATCATATAAAGGCGGTCTGTGTCAACCCCGGTTTGGCGGGAACAGCGGGATACTCTTTGTATTCCATCTTGCTGCCGTCCTCTTCGGTGAGATACGTTCCGCGCTCGGTCACGAACGCAGCCGACTGCTTGAAGAAGAACGCAACGCCCTGGGCGCGGCAGGCGTCCCGGATGGCGCGCGGCCATTCGTGCGGCATGGGCCGGAAGCCTGGGCCGGATTCGCCGCCGGCGATGACCCAATGCACGCCATTGAGCCGCCCGGCCATATCGATCGCGCCAATGAGCGGCTCCGCACTTATGAAGCGTATGGTTGCCTTTGTCGCCAGCAAATGGGGCAGGCGCTTGTCAAAGTTCTTCTGGTCTTCCGTCGAAGTGCCCAGCCAGATATGCGCCGGGACAATCTCGTACCCGGTTCGGCGCAACCAACCGTCCACATACCGCGCCATGCGCTCGGGGCGCTTGGTGAGCACCTGGAAGGTGTGCTGGGGCAAGTCGCACATCACCGCGAAAACCCGGTCAGTGTAGTCGTCGGGGATCAACTCGTGAAAAAGGTCAGACATCGAGTTGACGAAGATACGCGACAGATGCTTGAGCCTGTATGGCTCGCGGAGCTTGTCGGGCTTTAGCTGGACGTTCTCCGGTGCATTGGCCGCCGTCCAGTCCTTCCGGCTGTGGCCAAATTTCAGCGCGATGCGCTCGGCGTAGCAGTGGCGGCACCCCTCGCTGACCTTCGAGCAGCCAAAGACGGGATTCCATGTGGAATCCGTCCAGGCGATGATCGTGTCTTTCATTTCGCCTCCATAGCCAATTGTCTCTCTTAAAAGAGCCGCCCCAGGCTGCTGCGCGATTGTCGAGGTCGCACCGCCAGCCCGGGGCAGCACAGAAAGCGAAACGCGCTTACGGTACTGCGACCTCGACGTGAATATTATACATCTGGATCGCGGATTTGAAACATTGACTTTGTTAGACTTTGTTAGAACAAAAACGCCCATATCAGGGCGCTTTTGCGAACCGGGACGCTCTATTAAATTGTCATGATGAGGGATGTGCTCGAGCAGACGATGCGAATTCCATCAGCTCCAGCACCTGCCGCGCGTCCCAACCGCCGAAGTAGCACAATTGGCCGAACCATTCCGAATCAAAGAACAGGTCGAGGTCGGGCGCCGGGCCGCGCCGCCGGTCTTCGACGGCACGCTTCACGATCGACAGCGCCAGCCGCCGCCAACCATCGTCGATCTCGCCCATCACGTCGGCCCAGCGCCATGTGACGGGCGGCGCGTCAGGGCGAGGCGGTCTGCTCTCGTGGCGGCGGCGATTCGTAGCCTGGCGATGCTTGCTCATACCAGCCACTATACGCGGCATTGGCGAGAAAATCCAGACAAATAGCGGTCGGCGCGCCCGCATAACGACAGGCATCATATATGCCTCTGTAATATTCGCTGCGCGCCTTGACCAATAGCATAAGGATGTCGCGCTCTGCCTGCTCCGTAACGCGCTGTAATTCTTGCCCTGCAATGTCCGCTCCGGTACGATAGGCTAAATGAATGCCACCGACCAGTGTGCCAATCAGCACGATAATACCGAACAGGATAATAGCTATATCTGCCCGCAACTTCGATTTCATGTCCGCACTCAAAACAAAAAGCCCCGGCATTTCTGCCGAGGCCCGATCCCCGATGGTTCGCGCTTTTGCGCCGGGTTGTGTACGCATATTCTACATCAGATGTGCGCGCTGTGTCAAGAAAAGGGAAAGGGGCACTACCCTGTGCCCCTTTCCGGTATGCACCTTATCAGGGTGTCGCTCGCCTCACAGTGAGCAATAGGATTGTGCATCGCCTCACGCTGGAGCGGCTATGCTTATGGCCCCGTCCTGCTACTGGACTATCCCGCCACGGAGAGGCGGGAACCGGAATCGCACCGGCGCCTGGGCTGTTGGTTTCGCCACACTTGCGCTGGGCTGACGAATCCCCCACTAAACTTGTGGAGCAATACGCTAAGCCATCAGGCTGATGCGCACGCTGATCACAAGGCTACTCCCGAAAAATATGATCGAATATCTCCGCGCCGACGTGGACGTCTTCGACCTGAATGTCATTGGCGCGCTGCCGCGCTTGCTTCACGGCCCTGATCAGCGCGTCGATGCGGTTGAGCCATTCCGATTTGCGCGTCGGGGAAATCATGCCGGAATAGATAACCGTACGCCACGCGCCGACACGGATGTCCTCGGAGACGGCCTGCACCTGCGCGGGATGCTCTTTGGTCGCCTCATAGAGCACGACCGGCTTCGTCACCTTCTGCGTGCGATAAGTCACGCGCTCCCTGGAAACGTAATGGCCGACCTGCGCATCCCACGTCCACGATTCAGACGGGTTATTGACCGGCACGGCATCCACGATCTGCCGAAGCTCGGCCAATTTCGCCTCCAGGTTCAGGAGCGCGGGCGCGGGCAGGCCGACGGCTTTCCCGTTGAGAACGATTTCGGCACTCGTGCGCTGATTCGTGACTTCCTTCTGGATTGCCGCGTCAATCCAATCCATGACGGGATCGCGCAGCATCCGAATCTCGTCGGCGATGGTCGTCGCCAGTTCGGTGCTCTCATTAGGCAGCGGCTCGCCGCCATCCAGGAGCGGGCTGTATGTCCGCGACTGGCCGACAAGCCTCCCCTGTCCCTCTCCGAACAGGTGCTTGATGCGGGCAATGGCGCTCTGCGCCTTCGCTTTCAGGTCGGCCTCAACGGCCAAAAGCTCATGCAATTTACCCACGCTTCCCTCCCCGGTAGAATTTGCCCGGCGCGCCGCATCGCGCGCAACGCACCTCGAAATCGCCCGATACGATGCTGCCGAGCCGGTTCTGGCACGACCGGCACAGGAACGGCAGGCCCTTGCGCCAGATCGGGCGCGTCATCGTCTTCATGACGACTTGGGCATTCGTGGCCGCAAGCTGTGGATGACCTATCAGGTATTTTAGCGCATCCAGCGTGTTAAGGCAACTAATTTCCTCTCCCTTCTCATCAGACATCCTGTGCCACAACTGATAGAACATCTCCAGATCGGCGGGCGTGTCCAGTTCGGTCCGCACAGGCGCGAGATATTCGCGGCGCGGCATCGGAATCTGGACGACATTCAGGCGGCTCAGGTTGTCCCAGAACCAGCCGCCCGGATGCTCAGCCTGACTTCCGCTGCTGCCCTCGACGATGGCGTCCCAGGCGCGGCGCGACCACACGTCCGACGTGCCCGCGTAGGTGATGCGCCCGTGCTCGCCGCCATACCACAGCCCATCGGCGCCCGTCTCGACCAGGATGTCCAGGCGCCAGTCGGCCAGACCCACGTCCACCAGCGGATTGTCCGCGCTGCCGCGAGCGATCCATCTGGCGTCCGGCGCGAACGACCTGACCGCGCCATCCATGCGGCCCTTCACGTCGTCGCGCGAGCCGTGAAAGCAGGCGACGCCGTGGCCGGCGCAGAAGTCGGCGATCACGCCGTCCTCAAGCCCGTC